ACTTTCCAGTTAATTTTCATTATTTTTCCTCCTTCTCAGTTTTCGCTATATACTTCCAAATCGCTTTATCCTCCCGCTTCAATAAAGCAATCTCTTTATCATGATCGTTTTGCTTCTCTCTTAAGCTGATGCGGTCTTTTTTGCTTTCTGACATTTCTTCTCTCAGACTATTTAATGTAATGTCAAGCGAATCAATCATGTTTCTCAAAGGCGCGACTAGCGCCCACCTAATCACAAAACCCACAATAGCGGCTATTAGGCTGATTAACGCTATTAACTCGCCTACACTCATCCCTGCTATTGATATACTCCCAAGTACCAATTTTCATCATCTCCTCATTGTCACTCCATAAAAAATAAGCCTATTCGGCTTCTATTTCTTCTGACTGTATTCGTTGTTGTTCTTGTTTTAACTCATCCACTTTTGCTTTTACCTGCCCTCGCAAATTCGCAGGAACTTCTTCAATAGTTTTTCGATTATTCATCACTAAATTCACATAAATTGGTATCATATAAGCCATGTCATCACCCTAAATTACTTTCGAACAATGCCGCTAACGCTTCTTGGGTGAGTAGTAATTCCTCTCTTAATTTTTCTATTTCCGTTTTTTCTGCGGGTATGATTGGATTTTCTAATTCCCATCTTTTCTTGTCTTCGTCCCAATCTTCCCCATTCCAACGCGGATAATACATTGCTCTTGCTATGCCGTTTTCGATTATGGAAGGTTCAATATTTGTAGAATTTTTCGGTTGATTGATTAAACCTTTTTCATCTTCAAACACAAGTATTGTTTCGAGATAATTGCCATTTTCATCATATGCGTAAAACTGTTTATAGTTCATGTTTGCTCCTCCTAATTGCCAACTTCGTATAATATCATTGAAAGGCTTACGTACGAAGGATTAGCATTATCTGTAGATGACACTTGTAATAGCTTTCCGTCAACGGGAATAGCAATACGACCACCGTTCCCGTTGTTTGAAGTGGCAGCACCGTAATAAGTGACAATTGGTCTTGTGCCGGTGGGCATTGTTGCCAGAGTACTATTTGCTGTACTAATAAATGTACCAGCAACTGATCCGCGGAATTCAGCAAAAGTTTTCAAACCAGTAGAAGTTTGTTTTGCTACAAGTCGATATTGAGGTGTATTACTGTCGCCAGTTGAGTAACCAGAGGCGAGGGGTACATTTATCCAAGCTCCGTAACTATCCATCTTGCTATCTGTATATGCTTTAGCAGAGTTTAATGCACTATCCGCTTTTGCTTGTGATCCCGCGGTATTTTCTTTTGTATTCCAATTTGTTTTATCAGTCATCGTCACATGAATGTTTGTGTTGTTTATATGATTTTCAAAATCTGCTTTTTGGGGAAATTGGTCTGGATTAAGACTATCGAATGTGTTTTTTAATTCAGTAGCTTGTCCTTGCAAATCATCAATTTCATTTTGAAGAATTTCCACTTTTTCGTTAAATATTTTCTCGTAATCATCCCATTTTTCAACATAATAGGTAGCAACGGGCAAAAAATTATCATCAATCATCGCTTTTTCAATAACAAAACTAAAACGATTGATTTGCATTGTTTGATTTGGATATTTAACGTACAATTCTGCATTAGCTTGTCCGTCGTGACTTATTTGCTCATCAGTCAATGAGTATTCAAAAACACCTTCTGTTCTGTTAATTATTTCTGGATTAACAATGTAGCTACTTTCGTATTTTTTGCCAACAGACAATACCATAGCAAGCGTTACCTCTGCCGCGCTTGAAAGTGGTAAATTGTTATCATCTTTTTTTGCAGTAAACTTTAATCGCGCAGTCCCTCCAGAGTCTTGCGTACTAAACCTTATCTGAGGAACATTAGCTTTAGCGTTCTGTGCACTAACAGAAAAATTAAGAATAGCTGATTTAAAGATTTGATTTGTCATTAGAATATCTGACCTCCCGCTTGTTTCAATTCTGCGGTAGTAGCGTTTAAAACTGGCGTACCAGACTTAACCAAAATGCCTCCGCTAGCAGCTTTTAAGCCGACATTCGAAGTTGCTTCGCATGTATTTGTTGATGCAAATAAAGCATGTCCCATGTACTCAGACGACATAATGATGTTCTGGTTTTTAAAATAGTTGCTATAACAGTTACCTCGCGATTGATTGTATTGCACAGTTGTAATGTTTGTAGATTTTAAATTAGTGTCAAATCGACATTTAGTTACTGTACCGTACCAGCACCTCGCGAATTGAATAACTGTAGAACTGTTGTTTACTGCTGTACTCATTGAATTCAGACCTTGAACGACACACTGAAACATGATGCCAGAAAACAGGATACTTTTAACAAAAAAACCTGTTTGTCCAGTTGTCGGGTCGATTGTTGCTAAATTGGTAGGCTGGATATAAAAGCATTCTGCGCCGCTGAACGACTGTACTACTACATCTTCGTTATATTGCCCCGGCTCACAAAAGATATAAATAAAGCCTCCTACTTTTACTTTCGGAACCATATTTACAGCTTTTTGAATCGTCTTAAATGGTGCATCAATAGCTCCTGTTCCTGTTACATCATTTCCGTTTGTTGAACTAACATAGTACTCAATATTTGATGCAGAATTACCGTACAATTCATCTAGTTTACTTTTTAATACTTTATTTTCTTCGTTTACTGTTTGAAGTAGCGCATTTGATTCAGCTAAATCACTTGCAATCGCTGAATAGTCAGCATTTAGCCGCGCGTTTAGAGTGTTGTAGACTTGACCGTTTTTGCTAATTCTAGCATCTACTACTTCAGTAATATTATTTCCACCAGCTTCTAAAACAACGTTATCAATTCTGTTATTGGTTGCATTTATATCTACATCTTTTGCTAATGAATCTTTTTCTAATTTTTCCATATTAGCATTAAACTGCTGATACTTATTAGAATCAAAAAGTGTATTTCCCCATTTTTCAAGATTTAACATCTATTTCACTCCTTTCATTGCTTTAGCTAATTGAGCCATTATTGACACAATAGATTTTTTATTATTTGATAGCGTTATTTCTGTTACTTTCAATGAAAAAGGATATTTTTTGTAAGCGACTATTTGTACATCATAATCAATGCCAAGCGGTTCATAAATAAATAGAACATAATCGCCTTTTTCACAGTCATATTCTTGTTTTAAAGTAACGCTACCAGTTGTAGCAGGATAATCTTGCAGTTCTAATTTCAGTCGCCTTTGCATATTGCCGGCGACCGTGTAGCGTTCATCAGAAATAGGTTCTTGCCAACGAACACCCCATTTTTCTACTTCCGTGCTAGTATAAGTAATCGGGGGAAAATAGTTGTTCCCGTTACTATCTACTTTTCCGTATCCTTTTATTTTTGTTTTTAAGGACAAGGTATCAATATCAAAACTAACTTCATCTGTATTGTATCTATAACGAATAAAATTTTCTGTTTTAGCTCCGTAAATTTCGCGCGGTTTAAAAATCAAATGTTTGTTGTCTGGAATAACGACCACTCCATAATCATCGAGTAATTGATCAATAAGTGCTAAGTAGTTGTTATTTCCAAAGTTTTCTTGTTGAACTTTTTCGAGCAGATTGGAAGGGTCAAGTATCTCCCACGAGAAGCCTCTGTTATCAGTTTTAAAGATATGAGTTAAGCATTGTTCTAAAGTAAAAGAACCTGTTATAGCGTCGTCTTGCCGTCCATCCTGACATGTATAATAAATGTGAGGCGCTCCAATATCTTTCGATAGCGTTTTTCCAACGGCGTCATGACTTAATTGTTTTACAACAAACTCTTGACCTCTAAAATAAACAGAGCTTTCATAATCTAAAAAAGAGTAGCAGTGAGCGTTTTTGGGAGTTTGCGCTACCTTAAACTCAATGCTCCACATCTCATTTTCTGTCCAGCTTTCGCAAAAACTATCTTTATCGAAATCTGTTAATATTTCCTCGTTATTCTTCCAAAAATCAGCAACTATAATATCGCTATTCATACATTCACCTACTTATACAGAAAGGAGAAATCCCATTTCGTGTCTAAATGACTGGTATTACTAATTTCGATAAGATTTTCTCCTTTTTGCAAACTTATTAAACCGTGATTTGTTGAGCGCCCACAAGGATTACCGTTTATTCTAGGTGTAGCAGAGTCAATTACTAACGTGTCTGTAGCGCTTAGAGCAGGATAATAGATAAATCTATCTCCAGTTGTAATGTTGTTAATAACTAATTCTCCTTCATTTTGTCCTCTTATCGTTATGGTTAACTGGTGTTCGCGCGGATCTATGTCAAAACTACCGCCGTTATATATAATAAATCTGTTTTTCGTATGAATATATCTATAATCTTCCATCGCCAAACCTTGTCCAAACTGCCATTTTTCACAGTCTAGAATTGTGTCGCTTAGCGTTGAACCTATTGACTCTGAATAACCACGAAACACATCGAATTCAAGCGTTAAATCTGCGTATCCCGGCGCTTTACGGTCAATACCAACGCCACTCGGATGTACTCTATATTTTTTGCCGGGCGTTTTTGAATGGACCAAAAAGTATTCGCTTCTTTGATAAATCAATTCCATCAACTCATCTAATTTAATATGATATAAATCCGCTGTTTTAGTCCGAAAATGGCACAAAATAGAGATAGGAAACATACTAAAGTTACTATCTGTTGTTCTAGCACCATCAGAGCCAGCGAATTCAGTGTAATTATTAACTATTTGCGGTGGTTCCCTACTCACTTCTCCTACCTCTAAATCAAATAATTCATTAAGCATATATGTTTTACCTTCAATTACTAATGCCAGTGATGTAGCCATGTTATAGCCCCTTTCCGTAGAATGCTAATGAAGTCGAATTGCCTAGGTGATTATTAGTGTTATCAGCAATAACTTTTCCATCAACATTTAAAATAATAGGCCTACCGCCAGATTTTTCAATTGCATTGATTAAGTCAGAATTACTATTATTTTTAGATTCATTCTCTACAATAGCTTTGACTGTAATAGTCCTGTTTAGATCGCTACTTTTTAGCCCCAACGCTTTTTCTGCCGAAACGTGTGGCAGAGTAATTTTTGGTGCTGTGAGATTAGAAGCGGCATTTACTACACTATCAACCATTTTGTTAGTTGATTTAACAGCTCCTTTTGCTCCTGCAAGTACCCCATTTCCTAATCCGCCTGTGAAGAACTTACCTAACTCAACCGCAACGCGAGAAGGCGAATGAATTCTAAGCGCTTTTTTCACTGAATTAGTGATTGTGTTAGCAATACTTTTAGCGGTTTTTTCTAATTGCTTCTTCTGACTATTAAGTCCTTTAATCAAACCTTTTGCAGCATTAATCCCAGCGCTGTACATCGCATTAGCAGCTGTGTTACCCATTGACTTAGATGCTGAATTAATTTGATTTTGTGTGCTGTTAATCGCTTTGATAGTCTTAGCATCAGATTTAGCAAGAGCTTGCGCATAAGATGAACCGTTCTCTACTCCCGATTCCAAGATATCGCTTATAATGTCCTTGCTAACGCCTTTTTTGCGCAATTTTTCCACATTCGCTTGAAAAGCTTTGATTTCTTTTAAGCGTTTCTGCATTTCTTGCTGAATCGACTGCGGATTTTCTGCGTCTACGTTGCTAATAGAACCATAGCTTTGCATTTTTTCAGTGATTGAAGCTGCATACTCTTTACTTCGCTTCGTCAAGTCTGCCATTTTTGTGTTAGCGGCTTTTAATTGAGCGACTACTTTATCACGTTTCTTAGCTGTAGCAGCTAGCTTGTTCGTTTGTTGAGCGATATAACCCTCAATGCTATTTAATGCTTTAGCTTGTTTGAGTTGACCACGACTCTTATTCTTAGAATGCAAACCTGCGTCAATTGCTGAGGATACTTTGTCTTTCAACGTACTAGATAGTTTTTTGATTTGCTTTTCAGTCCCTAACGCTCCTGCGACAAGATTACTTGCCGCTTTCGTAACTGCTTTTGTTTTGCTCGCAATTCCCAGAGAATAACCAGAACCAAAATCGCCACCTAGTTTTTTAGATTTCTTAGAAGGTGAATGCGAGTCTTGTTTTTTCTGAACTGCCGCTAGTGCTTTATTTGCCAAAGAAGCAGCTGCCTCTCCAACTGCTCCCATGCCACTCAAAATACCATTAACATATCCAGATGCAAAATCAGAACCAACTCCGCTGGAATCGACGGAAGCTGCCCCGCTTTTCGCAGAACCTCCAACGCTTGTCCCGGCAGAAAACGCCCCATCCTTACCAACTAGAATTCCGTTATTATAACCAGTACTATTATTTGAGCCTGCCATTTTAAATAAATTTGGGTCAAATGCTCCGTTTTTTGCACTATTTTTAATCGTAGCTCCAGCCTTTTTATTAGCTTGCGCCGTCCCTTTCATTCCATTTGCTTGAGCATTACCAGAATTTTTCCCGTTTTTCCCCATCTCGCCGGGTAATGGATCCGCACCCATTTTTACATTGTCTAGAAGATATTTACCTGCTTCTTGAAATTTACCAGATTTAATAGCAGTAATAAATTGGTCTTTTCCGCTCTGCCCGTTTAAAAACATTTCATTAGGTAAATCAGAGATAGTATTTAGTACATCGTCATTTATTTTTAGAGTAGCTGTTGTGTAATCCTTACTTTGAAGTGCTGTAACAAAGCCTTGAACACCTTCACCGCCGCGTTGACTCATGACAGCAGCTAGCCCGGCTAACGTATTATCAATGGAACCACTTACTTTTACAAAGTCTTGCCAAACGGCACCTAATTGTTCATCACTAATATTTCCCATTTCTGACAAACCTTTTGCAAAAGTTTCTGCGTTTAAAGTCCCGCCGTTCGCGATAATAGCATTCATTTCACTAGCCCATTTTTGTAAGTTTCCAGCTAATGTTTTGTTCTTCTTAGTTTGTTCGTCAATTTGAATTTGATAGTTTGCTTTTTCGGTTTCAGTTGTAGCATCGCTTTTTTTTCTTTTCAAATCAGCTAGTTCTTTTTCGCCTGTTTCAACGGCTTTTTTTCTATCGCCATATAAGCTTTTTTGCACTTCAATGCTTGTAGCGCGTTCTTTTTCGTTTAACGTCTTGCCGTTTGCTAATTTCAGCAAATTGCCTTCTACATAAAGCTGGTTTTGTTTTGCTAACTCTGCTTGAATATCTGCCGTTTGTTGTTGTAAAAATTTCTTTTGTTGTGCAGTTAATTCTGTGCCGTCGACCCATTTATTGCCTTTTAGTAGTTTTGCATAATCTGCTTGAAGAGTTAAAAGGGTACCGTTATTTTTGTCAATCTCTGCTACTAACGTTGCGTTTGCATCTGCTATAACTTTTTTACGTTTTTCTCCTTCAAGACTTTGTGCTTTTTCCATTGCTGCTGTGTATTTGTCTTGCGATTTTTGGGCTGATTCTTGATAATTGCTATATAGCTCCTTAGCAGCATTCAAAAATGATTTTGTTTTTTCGTTTAGTTTGTTCCCGTATTGATCAACGCCACCAGATAGCATAGTATCGATAGCTTGATTTGATTTAGAAACAGTTGCTTCTGTCTGCTTTGCTGTTGATTCAACTAATTTCAAGCTACTAGATATTTTTTTGTTCGACGTTTCCGCTTTTGTTCCAGTCTTTTCTGCTTCTCCTCCCATTTCTTTGAGCGATTCAATTGTCCCAGTTAGGGCATAATTATCTTTATTGAATGCGTCTTTAATTGCAGAACCAGCATCTACAAAAGCATCTTTTGATTGCTCAATGCTTTTCTTAGCACCTTTAAGGTCCCAATGTGCGGCTTGATTGGCTGCTTTTAGAGCATAATATAGACCTTGCAAAGCTTTAATAGCCACTAGAACTATTCTGGCTAGCACTTGAATAATATCAACGACAGTCGCTAGCACAATACCAAAAGCGACCCAAACGCCAACACCAACATATTTTAAGATATCTTTAAAACCGCTCCCTACAGGCTTCAAAGCAGATACAATTTGTTTAAAAACATCTACTATCTTGCCGAAAGAGTTTTTAACTGCATCGAACATTCCAGATAGAAAGCCTTTAATATTTGCTGTATTTTCTTTAAAAGCTGCATACATGCCATATAAAACTGCAATTACAGCGCCAATAACGGCGGCGATAACACCAAAAGCCGCCGTAGCTGAACCTAGAGCGACTTTCAAAGCCAAGAATGAGCCTCTAACTGTATTTATAATACCTCCAAGCAACGAACCGCTAGAAGCTAAACCTTTGATAGCTCCTGCCAAACCAGCTATTTTAGAATAAACACTACTAATGATGTTAAATGCGATAAATCCAGCAGCCACTTTCGCTAAAATTGGAGCTAATTCGATTAGTACAGGTATTAATTCTTTTATTTTCTGAATCATATCAGAAAGCTTTTTCTGAAATTCTGGACTAGCTGTTACTGACGCAAACTGTTTAAATGCGTTTTTAGCAACATCTAGCGCTTGAATAATCGGGCCTTTTAAATTTTCTGCAATGTTGGCCAAGCTTTTAACTGCTGCTGTTTTCATGTTTGCAAATGACCCGCTAATAGTATTACCTGCTGTTTTTGCAAGTCCTGCCATTTTTGCAGTATTACCAGCCATTCCTGTAGTACCTTCTTCGATACCTTTCGTTAGCATTGCAATAGCTTTAGTTGATTCCAGCGACCCCTCAGATACATATTTTTTCATTTCTCCAACGCTTTTACCTGTCGAGTTTGCTAGAATTTGCCAAGCAGGAACGCCAGCATCTACTAATCTGTTAATATCATCCGAATAAGCGACGCCAGATGCTTGTAAAGCTGAAATAGCATCTGTCATCTGGTCTATTGATTCCGATCCGTTACCAACGCCGTACGCCGCATCAGCAATAGCAGTGAATACAGGTTTTACATTTGCGGCTTGCATACCAGCGGCTACCATTTTCTTAGCGCCTAATGCGACAGCATCGAGCGCAATTGGCGTGCCGTCAATAGCTGCTGTTAGGTCTGTCATAACTAACTGCGCATCTTTTGCCGAACCAGTAAGGACTGTTAGTGATTTAGTCGCTGTATCAATCGTATCAACACGACCGATTGCGCTACCTACCACGTTTTTTGTTGCTGCAATTAATCCGAACGCTGCCGCTAATCTGAGAATACTAAAGCGAGCTTGTTCCGCTGGTTTTTCGACTGAATTTTTAAGCGCTTCACGCATTCCGGCGCCGGCGCCTTTCGCTGCTGACTTAGCTGCGTTAAATCCGCTCACTAAACCGTTTTTAATTAGTGAACCCGTACTTTTAGCGGCATTTCCCAGACCTTTTAACGCTGATATTCCAACTTGACCAGCTGTTTTCGCTCCAGATTTAATTGCACTAAAACCATTTGTTAATGCTGTTTTTACGGTAGTTCCTGTTGTTTTCGCCGCACTCACTACTGCGCTAAACGCTGTTTTCATTGCGCTACTTACTGCTAACGCTGCTGATTTTGTAGCGCTAGGAATAGCTTTCACAGCGCTAATAGTTCCTTTTACGCTCATATAAGCAGCAACTACCACCGCTTTGTAAGCTACTACGAAACTGTTTTTCACTGCTGTAGCCGCTGTTTTAGCTGCTCCTGGAATACTTTTAATAACTTTTACAGTTGTTTGGGCAAAAGAAATAGCAGCCGTTTTAGCTGCATGCAAACTACTTACTAATGCTGATTTAATACTACTTCCAGCACTTTTAATTGCGCCGGGGATGGATTTAATGACATTAATTGATGTTTTGACAGCTGATACAATACTGCTTTGCACTGTCTTAGCAATTGAAAAGAAGCCGTTTTTGATATTAACCGCTGTGTTTTTTATGCTCGTTCCTAGATTTTTAACAGCTGTAATAGATGCTTTAGCAGCGTTTACGAATCCGGTTTTGACAGTTGAGGCGAGTTTGGATAATGCAGAACCAACATTTGCAGGCAATTCACGCATAAAGCTTAAACTAGCTTTTAAAGCATTTGATCCAGCATTTCCCATCGATTTAAACGCATTTACAAACGTGTCTTTTAATCGTTTTGATTGACTTGCAATATCAGATACCGCTTCTCTGTATGCTTTATCTAATGCCGCACCCGCGTTAGTCCCCGCTTTTGCCAAATCTTTTTCGAACGTATCAAGCTGTTTGTCTGCTTTTGTATCGTCTAAACTAATCTCAATTACTACTGATCCATCACTCATGTTCTCACCTCTAATCTTTTAATTTGTAATGATTTTTCAACTTGATTAGTGCATCACGTTCTTTTTCCGTTCCCTTTCCACTTGGCAATTCAGCCTGTCGAATGCTCATGATAGATTTAATAGCTGTGTCGTCTCGCAAGCTCTCAAATAAAGCTCTAAACTTGTACCAGTGGAGCTTTCCCCGTACTTCTATTAAATCGATATTGTAATCTTGTAAAAATGAAGCAAAAATATAGTCACTATCTTGTGTTAGTGAATAATAAGCAGGTTCTTCGCCATCTTCATTGGTTGCGCTCGGCATTGGATTACCGTCTATATCGCACTGAATACCTTCGTCATTATCTTTAACTATATAATTTTCAAAGATATCAAGTAACACGATTGATTTTTCTTCTATATTCGAAAATGGGTTGTCTTCATCATAAGGGTTCCACGGCATTACATTTTCGAATAAAACATCAACTGCAAGGTTAACTCTAAAGTCATTTGTCAGCTGATTATTCTCTGTTAACTCAATTACTCGAAGTACATTATCAAAAGATAAATCAAGTTGATATTTTTCATTTTTATAAACGTAAATATCATCTATTCCATCAGCGAGAGAAAGCATTTATATCACTTCGCTTTTTTAGTCATTTTAGCTTGATATTTCTTTTGAATATCTGATTGTTGTTTTTCTACAGAACCAACAATGCTTTCAGCAACTTGATCATAAACTTGATACATTTTTAAAATATCCTTGCATTGCGCATAACATTTATCGAATGCTTTTTCGTCATCTAATAAAATTGTATACGCTTCAGTTAAAGCCTCTTTTACATCTTCTTCTAAAGCAAAATAATCTTCTGAACTCATTTCGTCTGTATTATCAATGTTGTATTTATTTAACTTTTCCAGTTTCTTCTTGTACTTCTCATCCGCTTCAATCCATTTACGGCGCATTTCATCGCCTAACCCGACTTTAAACAGCTCCGTCCCAAGTTGAAATTCTTGATACGACTCTTCTAATTGAATATTAATTACATTATTTTGTGCCATTTATGTTTTCCTCCAATTTAAAAGCCCCTACTGTAAGTAAGGGCTTCTTTTTTTAATCTGCCGCTTCAACTGTAATCGCTACAACTTTATTTATAGACGGCTTTACTTTCGATGCTACGGTAATATTCGCTGTTCCAACTGCAACACCTTCCGCCACTCCAAGGCTACTAATTTTCGCTTTTGGTGGATTAGAAGATGTAAACGTTACTTCTTGACTTGCGTTAGCAGGTAATACAGAAGTTGTTAAAGTAACTGTTTCTCCTACCTTAATTGTGATTGTTTCGCTGTCCACTACAACGCTGGACGGGCTCTCATCAGGGTTTAGTAATTGTTGGTGTTTCGTCGTAAGCAATGCGACAACCAAATGCTGGGAACTCTGTAGCATCACCGCCACCAGCGGAACCTTTGATTTCTGATACAGTCGCTTTTCCGATAGCTGTTTCAGTATCCGGAATTTCGATTTTAAACATAATGCCGCGGTTTTCTGGCGTTCTACGTTTAGCGACAATTAAGTTTTGCGCTTCGTCTTCGCGATCGTGTGTTCCTTCGAATGTATAAGCTTCCGAATAACCTAAAACAACCGTTTTTTCGTTTCCATCTCCATCGTAATCGCCTTGCTCTTCGGTGTTGTCTGAACCATCGTCAGACACGTTTGTAATCCATTTTGATAATCATTTCCAATCCGGTTCACCTGCACCAGCAACAATTTCAGCAACAGAATATTTCGTTTTTGCGTTTTTAATTCTCATTTTTATTTTTCCTCACTTTCAATATATAATTTGATTTTGAAACCAGCACTATAAATAAAAGTCCCATCATCGCTAACGGAAACAATATTCGTAACGCTAGTTGTTTCTTTATCCTCCAAAACAAAGCTTCCATTTTGGCTTTGAATACTATCAATTTCCGCATTATCAAAATAAGCAGAAATGGCATTCAACACATCAATCACTTTCATTTCTTGCTTGCTAGAAGCATTTAGGTTAAAAGAAAAAGACCGCTCATAAGAGCCGTCTTGATAACCTTGTTTGTCGTTATTTGGAGTCAGTAGCAAAGCGATTGACTCGGGTTTTAATATCGCTGTTCTTAATTTCATGTCCTTTAAATCGACGTTGTTTTCTATAGCATCCATGACACTGTCTAAAAAATCCAATGACATTATAGTCCCTCCTCAACCGCTTTTTGCGCTACTTTTATCCAACTCTCTAGCTTATCTACTTTTGCGCGTTGGTCCCATTTCGGGCCAGCTAACGGATGATGTGTTAGTGTGAAATTGAAGTTTATTCCGTTATAGAGTCTCCGCGCATAAATAGATGTCCACATGATTTCTTTGTCGTTCATAATAACGTATTGATTTGATAAGTCACCCTCTAAAAATGGGACATACAAAGAAATATCAGCAGCCGCTTGATTAATTAAAGCGAATTGCGCCCCCTCTTTCGCTTTCTTAATATTACTTTTAGCTTTCGAGAGGTCCACACGAATTTTAATCGGCATCAAACCACCTCTATCTCCCAGTGATGCACGCTATTAGAAGTGGCATAACAAGGTATAACCTTAACAATCTTATAAGCTTTTCCAGAAAAATATATTTTAGATCTACTTATAAAATCTTTTGGCACGTTCATGCTGTTCACTGCATCAATAAAAATAACCGCATCATATCTATCACTATCTGATAATCCCGCGATTTGATTTGATTTTGAGAAATCAACACGAACATGTTCAATCTCAATGCCTTTTTCATAAACGACTTGATTATGTCTATCTTCTTCTTTGTACGCTTCATAACTAATGTTGTGAATTAACCAATCGAGAGGTAACGGAGGGGCGTTTGTTATCGGTTTTAATACTTTCATTAACGAACACCTACCCCGCTATAAAGCAAACCTGTGTGCGCTAAATAGGACCTTACATCACTGCCTACTAATCCGCTGTTCAAAGATGTAGCAGTTGATGCAAAATTGCTATCACTGATAGAAGTTCTTCCGATGCTCACATTGTCCGGCTTAGAAACAGCTAACTCACTTGTTCCGCCCGCCTCTTTGAAATACTCGATTTGATTACAAGTAGCTAACTGTATTTGCTGTTGAATAAATTCGCTAAACGATTCAATCCCGTTTTTTCGAATGCGATAGAACGTTAATGAGTCGATTTTTCTTTCAGCATGTTTTAACAAACTACTGAATTCCTCTTGCTCTAAATGCTCCCCAGCATACTCGTTAATATAAAATTCTAGTGTGGTGTAAGGCATAATATTCGCCCCCTTTGTTATTCTCCACTAGTTGGTAATTCTTCAACTAAATGTTGAATACCAACGATACCGATTTGTTTATCTTCGTAAACTTTTTCCCAGTTTCCAGCTTTTGCTAGGTCTGCATTTGTTGGAGTGATTTCGTTAGCATCACGAACTGCATTTTTAAATTTAACTCCATATGGATGCATTGTGAAAGCACGTCGAGTAAATACTTGGTCATTACCTTTAGCTGCATCACGAGCTGTTTCGAAAGTTGTTAACTTAGCCGGGTTACCTGTGTTTCTTCCGATAGAACCAGTTGCAAATAAATACGAAGTATATACTTTTGCTGCGCCCGTTCCTGTGGAAGGCACTCCATCGTCTACAACTACACGGTATCCTAAATAAGTTGGGACATTAACTTCCCCACGAGCATTTGGGATAAATGCAATTAAGTTTTGTTTTTGCAAGGCTGTATAAACAGCTGAATGCATAACCATCAAGCTTAAACGATCCGCAGAATCTCCAAGAAGTTGTTTTGCATCTAATACCAAATTCCCGGAAATTGCAGATGTTGGTTGTGAGAGCAAGTGAGAGCTTGCCAATGCACCGTTTTTAGCAAACAGTCCATTTAACACGGAAATTAGTACAGTTTGCTCACGACGCATCCACCAAGAAGCGATTTTGCCCATTAAAGCATTCAAGGGGTCGTCTCCCGAAATGACAGCCGCAAGTTCATTGACTGACCAGCCACGACCACGATACATTACTGCCGCAATATCTGCGCTAGCTGTAATTTTTCCTGTTTCCAATCCTTTTTCACCATCACCTAAAGTTTCGTCTTCACCGTCTAAATCGTTCCAAAACGGCATATTAACTAGTAATCCTCCCGCTGTGATATTTTGCGCAACGCTTGGATCAGCTACTGCAATTCCCGATTGAATGATTGCCGATTTTTCTGATGTAAAGTTATCCATGTAGGTATTAAAAACCTCTGGTGTTACTACATCTAATAATTTTGTGATTTCATTTGCCATTATTCACTCTCTCCTTTTTCCGTTAAAAATTTTGTTAAATTAAATGAATCTGATTTTAAATTTTCTTTTAATGAACCGTCGTAACCAGCTGGCGCCTTCGGATTACCACTAAATCCGAATTTTGGAACCTTTTCACTTTCTTGAGCAAATAAATAAGCATCGCTTTCCTGCAATGCTCCCAGCTGTTCATCAAGGCCTTTCAGACCTTCGTCTGTTAGTTCTAGTTTGTCGTTATCTAAAAGCGCTTTTACCGCCTTTGGATTTCTCGCTTTTGCACCAGCAAGCGCTAGCTCAATAGCTGAATTTTTCTTCGTTTCGGCAATTTCGGACTGGTAATCAGACTCTAAATCTTTGTTTTTTTGCTGTAAGTCCTCGATTTGTTTTTTCAATTCTTCACCAGTACCAGAATCCTTTTTCAAATCATCAATATCCTTGTCCCGTTGTGTCAGCTGACTTTTTAAGCCGTCTCTCTCTGCTTCCACCTCAGATAATTGTTGCTTAGCAGCTGTAACATCCTTACCATTCTCGGCCATCACTTTATTAATGACTTCATCCTCCAAGCCCAAACCTTTTAGATATTCTCTTTGCATTTTCGTTCCTCCTTCGATATTTTTACGCGGCAACGACCGCGAGAGCCGTCTTTTTACGACTTCCGAACAGGTCGAATATTAGGCATATACTTGTTCTCTGCTGTATTGCCTTGTTAATTTATGTGTGTTTACAAATGCTCTTAGCTTGCTTTGTTTCGTTCTAACAGCCTGTTTCGCTTTTTTAACTGCCAGTTCATCGCCGAGCTCTTCGGCAGCTGATAATTTGCGTTTAGACGCTCTTATGTCTCGTTCCATTAAACGTTGTTGCTGACTCAACATGTAAACGCGTTTGTTTTCTTCTTCGTCTATTAACTCACTATCTTCTGGCGCTACGTTAATGCCCTCAACGAACGGGAAACGATGATGACGGCAATTACAGCCGAAAACACCATCGCCGTATCCATATCTGAGTTCCGGCGAATAAATAGACATGTATTTATTGCCGTATTTCGTTTTTGTTTCTTCAACAGATAACAAACAGATAACTTTGCCTTGAATGATTGAACATGTTGGTCGAGCGCCTACATGTTGCGAAATACGCACTAAATCAACATCATATTCATTCATTCGCTCATCTTCAACGCTGTTATAAACACTGTTAACCGTTGTCCTTGTAACAGTCCGGACGTAAGCTTCAGGTGTCCACCTTTTATTTGCCTTGTCTACAAGTGCAGGAACACCATTTTCAGCGAATTTAGTTACCGTTTCAGCTAATGCTTGTCTATGTGTTTTTAAACCAGCCAGAACGCTCTGTGTCGTTTCGTGTATGATGTCTGAATAGATTTGTCTTGCTTGCGATAACATCGTTTGATTGACGCGATTATAGTTACTTTCTGCTAACTTAAAATAACTTCTCATTACTTTATCGACTATCGTTTGCCCGTCGCCCACGAGCGGCAACGCAGCACCCGCTTCAGCTAATTTGCTGAAATAGTTATCTACTTGTTTTAAATCGCTGTATCCCGCATCTTTGACAATAGAAAAAAGCTTCTTAGCTGATACGCCGGAAGCTTTGGAAATTTTATTTAACATTTGTTGATCTAATGCGTGAACTTGATTTAGCTTCTCTATTTGCCACACCAGTACATTATCAGAGTTGATGTTTTTCTTCGTTTTCAATCGACTAACAATAAGCGTAAACAATTCATTTTCTAAATTTGTGTACACATCGATGATAGGTTGTACAAACAAGTCAAGTTGTCGTGGAGTTAAAGCCATTTAAATCACTCCTCTTCACCGAAAATCCCAGTCATATCATTGTTAGCTACTTCCGCTTGTTTTTCTTCCTCTAACATTGAAGCCCACTCATTAGCCTCTGCTTCGGTAATATTCCAAGCGCGTTGTAAAGCAATTTTCAACGGTATCATACCTTGGTTCTTTGCATTTGTATAACGATTGATTGTTGTATCTTCATCCTGTGCAATAGAATCGTCAAAATCGACTGTAATAGTGTCTAACTCAACTATTTCACCACTATATGCATTAATTAATTTACCAACCTCTAAAATACTCACAATCATTTCTTTTATTCCCTGCTCGATAAGTTGCGAATGGCTGTTTTTGGTCTGATATGTTTCTGATTTCTCGCTAACAACTTCCGTAGCCGTTTTTAAGCCGTTTTCATCAAATGTAAATGTGCCAGCGCTTAACCCAACCTGCATCGCATAAATGCGTAGCATTGCGTTTATAGACTCGATAAACTCAGTTGAGCGAATCTCTACAGATATATCTTTTACTGATTTACCGTCCGCATCCTGGTCACCTTGATATAGGAAAAATGTTTCATCGGTTGAATCGAAATACTGTGAAGTCGAGCCGTCTAAGTTAACAGCAGTTTTAACGAAACTCGAAGGTACTAACACCTTCTTTTTGCCTAACTTAAATTCTTGATAGAATGAATCAAACATCAAATCAAGCGTTTTTAATGTGTCCAATGCGTTAGCATAAACGGAAATGCCTAAAGGTGAAGTTAAGTTCTTGTTATTCGCAATGTTAGGTTTGATATAAATAAATGTTGGACGTGTAAACTTCGGCAATGGTACAACTGGCTCAATATCATTAAACAACAATTTTAAGCTTACTTTTCCACCAAGTTCGTCCGGGTCGTCAGATTGATATAGCTCTGTTGTGACTGTGTATATATCGTCTTGCCATTCATTCCATTCGAGCAACGTATAATATTTATCGTTTTTATGAAAACTATTAGCGATAACACATTCGTCTACATTCTCACTATCATTGGACAATGGATACATGCAATCAGCAGTCGCAAATGATACTTTAACGTTTTGATTCCCGTCATGATAAACCTTGATAACAAAACCGCCCATAGCTTCGCCGTACTCGATATAGCGTTCCATGTTTTTAGTAAAACCGTTCGTTTTCAGCACATTTAAAACAAACTCTTCCGCTTCTTCGTTGTCTATATTAATTTTTACTTTTTCATTAAAAAGAAGCTTAGACATGTACTTAGCTGTAACTTTTGGCAAATTCATAGATAATTGTCGTCTATTTACTCGATTACCATTATGCTCGTAATCGAGATTATGCCACTCTGCATAATGACCTTGATATAGCCGTTTCCACATGTCTATATGTTTGTAATCTTCATCATTAGCATTCACCTTTTTGTGATCTTTAACTTCTTTCAACGTTTTCAATAGTCCCATTCTTCGCATCACTCCCTTCACTCCTGAAATTATTTGTTTTAACAAAGCTCTCACCTCCTAGTATTTGAGTCCGAGCTTCCTCAGATTATCTTTTACATAGTATTGGAACGCATCGCATGTGTGATCGTCTTCTTTAATGACTTCGGGCTTATCTGTGTTAACTGTTTTAACATCCCACTGATACTTACGATGCTCTTCGATGAATATTTGATTTTCTTGTATATCAAGATAATAAAAACGACCTTGCGCTAACAAATCACATGCAAAGTCAACCATATCTACTTTCTTGCTTTTTGCCACAGGATGTAAGCTAATGCCGTAATCCTTGTAATACTGATTACGAAGTCCGCCCTCTGCGCTATCTACCGTTTGCATACCCACTGGCGCATTATACTTCGCGACTATTTTAGTCATGAACTCGCGTAACTCTTTTGAATAATCCGAAGGTGCTTTCTTAACCACTTGGTTGGCGGGACTGTAATAGTACGTATCTAGTAAAATTACATTTCGCTTTGCTGTAAGCCCGAAAGCTAAACACGTAGTAGCTGAAACTTGATGTCCTGTATCAATAGCAAAGTCAATTAAAATAAGCCTGTCATCCGCAGGAATAGCATTAAGCGATTGAAACAGGTTCATGTTATAAACATTATCACCAAGACCAATTACTTCACCTAAATACATCCATCTATAATAATCGAAGTCGTTCTTCTTGTATTTCTCAATCTTCTTAATGATTTGCTTAGATAAAAAGCCTTTTTCATCATCCAAATAAGTAGTGTGATGTATTAAATAATCATCATCACCACGTCTTGCATCTACGTACTCATTAACCCATTCATATGGATTGCGAGGCGGGTTAAATGACATATAAGTTGTAACTTCTTGATTATCTGGTAAATCTTCGCGGATAAATGTATCTTCTACCACATCAATATCAGTCACACCGGAAAATTCGGCTAATTCCTCGAACCAAAGAGCGCTAACATAACCGACCGGTATTTTCATAGATTTAAGCTTTGCTGGATCATCACAACCAGAAAAATAAAAGCCGGTTCCCCATTTTTTGTGGATAATTTCCATTGGTGATTTACCGAAGTTAAATTGGTCCGCAACGCCCATTTCATATAAAGCCCATTTAATCTGCTGATAGACTGACTTATAAAGTGTATTAGCTACTTTACGAAGACACACCATATTAGATTGCGGATTAGCCATTTTCTTCTCAACTAGCTTTAAACTGATAACAGACGACTTCATAGAAGAACGTCCGCCCTTGGCTATGATGTGATTATGTTTAGATAGCCATAAATCGTAGAAAGCGGGATTAATTTTATCTATGACATTAATAACTTGATAATCAGTTAACTTCTTGTGAATCGTTGCGTTCACTGTCAACACCTGCCTTCTTATCAAGGTAGGCTTGCATTTCGTCAACGTTTGACATGATAATTGTTGTTGTTCCTTGATTGCTTTCTTGTTTTGTATCTGCTCTCAGCTTATCAATTTGCGCTTGGATAAGCTCTTCTTGTAATTTATCTCGACCGCCTGCTACATGACGCTTAACAATCTCTTTTAGCGCTGATACTCGTTGATTGATGTCGGCAGTCTTTGTAACGACAGAAAAGCCATCTGCATTCGAAACAATTACTTCTTCTTCCATTTCTCCCCTAGCTATTTCGGTAAACAACTGCATAGCTTCTGTATAGCCCATAACTCGCTTTTCTTCCAATTCACTCAAAACCTTGTCTATATAATCTTTTATGACAAGTTTTGACAAGTTTTCCGTAGCTATACGGTTAGCTGTTTTAGAGCTATATCCAGCAAGTCGCGCGGCTTCTGTAGCGTTGCCGCATTTTATATATTCATCCGCAAATCGCTTTTGTTTTTCGGTTATTTTCACTACATATCACCACACTCCCTTTAATTCATTAAAATGCTTCCGCCTAGCTTACTTCATCAAATTGTTTCTTTACAACAACCCCAACGCGAGTTGCTAACTCTATAACAGATTTTCTTTTTATTCTTTTATACTGCGCTATCCCATAATTCGTTTCTAATGCTATTGCCATATCTCGCTTTCCATCTATGTAGCATCTAATCAGAATCAATCTCTGTAATTCATCCATGCCGTTAAGCACTTCGGTAAATCCGTTCACTAATCCTTGCGCGCCTATAATAACTTGTTTCCCGTGCCTGATTTGGCTATTTAAATGAAACGACCTAAAATTTGGTTCTTCTAGATATCCGTCATTTCTCAATCTTATTTTTGCGGATAATCCCGAAACAACTCTTAATTGTTGAAATTCTTTAAAAAACTGTTTTACGTTGCGAACTGTCGCAATATAATCAATGTCATTTTCTGTTAATGACATATAAATCAACTCCTTATTTTTATGTATCAAAAAAGCCCCGAATAATTCGGAGCTAATATTTTTAAATTATAATCTGTTTTATGTTGAAGCAATAACATTTTCCAAACAAATTCAATTGAATCCATGATACAGCAAAACGTCGCCCATCTTCATTTGCATATTTAGTAATGTAATGATTTAACATGTGATTCCCTCCTTGTTCGTTTTTTATAATATACTCGGCAAGGATTTGCACCTTGCATGAACTAATTAATTTGTTTTACAGGAGTTTTAAGCTAAGAAACGTATGTCTTAGCCACATTAGTTCTATCCTGTGCTTCGTCTACCTATTCCGCCACGAGTATTGAGATTGAACAAGAAGGTGTCTCTTGTTGGGACTAGTGAGGTTGGAATGAGATGCGTCTCCCATCAAGACCAACGATCAGATACAAAGCCTCTGCCAGGCAACATAGCAACCTCCTGCTATGTCATCATAAGATTATAAACGAGAAGTGAAGTGCAGACTTAATATATTATTTTATTTGTAATCATCTTCACTTCTCACTAATAACATTTTATCACCTTTTTTTACTCAAAAAGTGCCACAAAAGTGCCATTTTCAGTTTAACACCTCAATATTGAGCGTAGTTGCTAACTCTATGACAGCCTTCCTTTTCTCACGCTTATACTGTCGTTCTTCGTAAGGAATATCAATCATAATGACAACATCTTGGTAGTTATGAATGTACTTCTCAAACAGTATTTTTCTATGAATGTGATCTAGTTGATTCAAAACAGCATCGTATCTTTTAACAGCTTCTTGTGCTGCATGAACATTATCGACATTATGAATAGCAGCATCTTCTACTTTTGAATGAAATTCATTCCCAAAGTTTGGTGGCGTAATTTTATAAGTTGTTGTTAGTGTTGGTAATTTACGACTTCCTGCCATTACACGCAGCATTAAATAGTCTTTAAAGAACTTTCTTACTGCTCTAACAGTTTGTATATAATTAATGTCTTCAACTTGTGGTAGGTTGAATAGCTGTTCCAAATCATCGCCCCCAGTGATTGTTTAAAATATATTACTCCATGTCCACCATATGCCTTTAATTATGATTCCTAGTACAAAGATTATAACTAGCACCCACAACGCATAAATGGTAAACGCCCCTATAAATTTTGCTGTTTTATCAATCATGCTAATCCTCCCAATTTTAGTCATTCCAGAATTCTTTACTTTTGTGATAAATCCCTGTGTTAAATCTGCGATGATATTCTTCTTTGTTTCTTTGTGTGAAATTAAATATTGTCGATCTAGCTATTTTAAAATAATCCGCAATCGCGTCTCCCGGTACGCCTGCGTGTCTTATTTCAACGAATTCAGCTACTGTAATGTCGTTCCATTGTTTGTTCCCAATAAACCTTTTTATCGTTTTATTCCAAAAGTTTTTCTTCTTTTCCTCTGTGTTCCTGTTCATCAATTGATTTAGCTCACGTTGTAGCTCTTTTAGCTCGTTATGAGGTAAATCATTATTTGTAATATAACTAATAATCTCCCGCTACCTAGCCTTGTTCTCTGTTACTTCCATTACCGCCATCTCTCACACCTCCATGAATTGTTTGCCTTTTAGTTTCAAACATTTAATTGATTGCATATACCGCATTTCGAAAAGTTTTTGCTTGATTCGAAACTCTTTTGTTAACATGCCTTTGATGTCGATTAATTCCTCATGTCCATCGCTGTATCGAACGAGAAAATCAGCTTTATATTTAATCGCTCGATACAGTTTTCCGTTTTTTCTAAACGAGTCTTGTAATGTGAATTCTGGTTGTAAATCGAAACTGGTTACTTCACCAGTCAATTTTAATAGTTTCAATTGCTGATAATATGCCGCTTCTGCTTTGCTATCGAACTTTATATTGTCAATAACTACTTTCTTCGCATTGTATTTACTTCGCGTATTCGTTCGCCTCGTTAATGACGAACGCGGTATACTTTGCCTCAATTTCTTCGTCCTCCATTTGTTCGATTTCGTTAATTTGGTAGTTTGTGACTTCTGCAATCGCGTTAGCCATCTGCCTAATGCTCATTGATCTATTTCGCAACTTTTTAATTGCTTTTATCGCTGGCATTTTCGCTCCCCCTCTCATTTTTTAAAATGGCAAGTCGTCCGGATTGATATCAACCGGCGCACCTTCATTCGCAAATGAATCACCATTCTGGCTCCTATCAGCTCGATATGAGCTTGTTTTATTGTCATTTGAATAATTAGTCTCGCTCTGATTATTATTCGATGTAGAGCCTCCTGCGCCGTTTTGCTTAGACTCTAAAAATTGAACGGACTCGGCAACTATTTCTGTCACATAAACGCGCTTACCGTCGTTCCCCTCATAATTCCGAGTTTGAACGCGACCGTCAACGCCCGCCATGCTTCCTTTCTTCAAGAAATTAGCAACGTTTTCGGCTGGTTTACGCCAAACAACACAATTAATGAAATCTGCTTCTTGTTCTCCTTGTGCATTTTTAAATGGGCGATTTACTGCTAATGTAAAAGTCGCAACAGCCGCGCCCGCTGGAGTGTAACGTAAATCAGGGTCTTTTGTTAATCGTCCTACGAGCACGACACGATTCATCATTTACTTTTCCTCCTTATTTTGTTTTTCTCTTCTACTAAGCTCATCAAGAATCACTTGTATTCCGCAGGTATATTCCTGCACATCACGATTCATTTCTTTTAAATTGTCAAATAGTTCCTCTGTAGAGCGTTCTGCTACCATTTCCTTTGCTTCTGCTAGTTCTTCTTCAAATAAATTCAATCATTCCACTTCCTTAGCGATGTAGTAGCCGTACTGCATTCCTTTCACGTACTCTTTTGTTATTTTTTTCATACCTTCCATTAACCCAATCTCCTTCCGCACATCGGACAGTACTTAATATTAAATTCAGCATAAGTAAATCCATGTTGCCAGCCTGCTGCAACTTCTAATTGACTTGCTTTATTCAACCGCATTTCGTCGTTCTCGTCGCTTATATTCTTAACCCTCTTATTTACATCCACATTACAAAATTCGCACATCATTCCGACACCTCTTCAAAATTTCTTATATCAATCTCTTCTATTTCCCTTATTAGGAAGCACTCAGGTAAATAACCACGCTGTTTCGCCCGCCTGTAGATAAAACTCTGTAA